GACCCTCCTTAAGCGATTTAAGAAGCAGTGCATCAAAGTCTGGCTTGGGTAACATAGTATCTTTACCCACTACAGTCTCTACCTTCCTATATAATGATTCAGCTGTTCCACGAGACAGGGAATATCGTGACAAAAGTGGGTCAAAAACCTTTTTTAGGTCACCGAGTTTCTCAATTTCAGGCTTCTTCATGAAATCTTGGATAGCCTCCTTAAATGCACCAGGTATCAATCCACGATAGGTTTTTTCAGGTTCACTCATAGTATCTAGGTCTTTAGACAATCTATCTTTTTCAGACGTCAATTTCTTTTCAGCCTCTTTCAATGCAGTGAGTTCCTTTTTGAGGCTTTGAACTTCTTGTTCTGCATCTAATCTGGCTTTGTCTGTTGCTGCAGACAATGCTTTAATAGCTTTAACCCTCTCTTCGACTTCCTCATTGATGGAAGCACCTCGTCTTGCGTTCAATTTCCACGCACCATAGCCGGATATGCCGGTAATGGTACTTAAAACAAGTATTGCAGCAGTGCCTGGATCCACCATTACTCTATCAATACAAATAGTATTTCAGAAGTCGTCCGGTGTAAGGATAGAACGCTAACGACAACAAGACAACCAAGACAATGACATCAAAGGCTGCGACAATCTTCTTGTATTTGATGGGAAGTGGAGGATATTCAGGAGGCACTCCACCATAGGGTTTGAACCAGCCAATCAAGGCTCCAAAGAAAGTGGGTCCGAGCTTATCGTTGCAGTCGTAGATGTAGTCATACCAAGCCATCAGGACATAGGCAGTCATCGCAAGAATGAATGCAAAGACTGCTTCATGCTGCCACGCCTTCTGATGAGGCATGAAATACACCGCAAGGACAAATGCCGAAAACACTATGCATTTCTCATTGAGGTAAAGTGGTGTTCCAAACAGAGCGAATCCCATTATACTGTGTAAAGAAGTTACTCCTTCTTACCCTTCTTCACCAAACCAAACTTGCCTTTGCGTGTCTTGAAGCCAAGCTTGACCAATCGATTTTCCTTCTTGGCTTTCATAGACTTCTTACGCGAGACAATACGTCCTGCCTTGTTGTATTTGAGGTCGCCCTTGGTGAGTCCACCAGGGGTTTTATCGGCTGTGCCATGCATGACTTGTGCTCGTGAACCAGTTGTCATTTGTTTAGTCTTCAATATAATTTTGACAAGTGACTGCTTCGATGAAGAGTTGTAAGGATGTTAGTAGGTTTAGGAGTGTTCTGAAACGCATTAGCAGGAGCCGTTGGTTCACTATAGACAATTGCTTCAACCCGACCGCAGTAGATGTCATTAGTGTAGGTAAATGGAAAGGGAACGAGTGTCTCAAATGGACGAAACCTCCAAGTTTGACTCGAATGAATCAACATAACATTGGTAACCCTTGGATACACGCAATCAATCAGAAAGTCTTGGTCTAATCCCATACCATGACCCTTTGGGTCTGAAGCTTTATGTTGAGCATATAAGGATTGAATATGAATCCCATCCATCTTCTTCATCGCCCATAATCCTCCCATAACTGCAGTTGCATGTTCTGGATTGTCTCGAATGGAATGGAACTTGGCAGTAGGGTGATTGAGAAACTCCTTGATAGCCCATCGGTCTTTCCAATGCACTCGACTATCTGCATCACGAACAAACATAATATCTACACCATCTTCATCAATTGCAAAGAAACGATGAATCATATTGACTGGACCAGTTTCTTTCGTGAATCGAAGAACGACATTCTTACGAACACGAAGTTCAATGATAAACTCGACCGGTACATCGTTCCCAATGTAGACAAATATATATGCTGTAGGAAAGTGCTTTTGAATCAATTCAATGTTTTCCAAAAGACCCGTATAATATCGCGGGTTTGGAGGGTTATATAGACAAAAAGAAAAGGCGTTTACCATTGTGTTGTATACTACAAGTATGATTTCAGGTAAGTCGTTTTCAGAACGTTGTCGATGGGTTGTAGACACTCGTTATCCGGGTCGTGAACCGTTTCAGTATTCAAAAGCATCCTCTGGTGATTGGGTTTTTATCAACGGTGATTATCTGATTGGATTTGCACGTCATTTACCCATGTTTTCAGTTAAAAAGTTCACATTCGTAATTCACAATACAGACCGTTCCTTTGGTGAGTATGAACTACGCTCACTTCTACCCCATGCGGTGAAGATTTACGCAATCAATACAACTATACGACATCCATTACTGACTACGATTCCATTAGGGTTCGTAGACCGTCAACTTCCATTTCTAGAGTCTTTCACATGTTCAGTTGAAAGAGACATTGAGATTTATCTAAACTTTACCACTACGACCAATGCATCGAAACGCAATGACTGTATCAAGGCGTTTGAACATGACCCACGCGTAGTTACAAAGCAGAACTTGACCGTTCCTGAGTATTATAATGATGTATGTCGTTCAAAGTTCGTTCTCTGTCCTGAGGGAACTGGATTAGATACTCATCGTGTCTATGAAGCACTTCTATGTGGTGCTACACCGGTTGTTCTACGAAACTCGTTATCACATTTGTATGAACGATTACCTGTTTGTATTCTGAACTCTTGGTCAGACTCGTTTTATGAACCTAAAGTTTCTTCCTTCGATGTATCGATAAAATACTTCCTTTAATCTTGCGGTTGCATCCAGATGATATGAGCTTAAAATATGGAGATTGTTGTATATAATAATGTTAGCAGTTCAACTTGGAGGAGGTCTTGGAAACCAACTCTTCCAACTCGCTGCTGGAGAAACAATCGCATCAGAAACCAATCGAATACATTGTATTCTTGATACAGTATCTCCAACTACAGTTCACAGTCATGCAAACTACTTTGAATCTATACTCTCTCATTGGAGGAGTCTTCCCAAGTTACTTGAGCCATATAAAGAAGTACATGAACCCTCGTATCAAAAACATGATTGGAATCAAGTCCTATCGGAAGAGTCTGTATGTCTATATGGATATTTTCAGAACTGGTTGTATATTCCTTCTGATTTCACAAGCAAGTTAACTCTACCATCCGTACCGAAGCGTGAAGGTGCATTTCTCCACATTCGTGGAGGAGATTACGTGAATCACCGGTTACACGATGTAGGTCTACAAAACGGTTATTACCAGAAGGCCATCCAATACTTTCCAAAAGATACTCACTTCTTTATCTTCACGAACGACATGCCATATGCAAAGAAGTGTGAATTCCTCTCAACCATTCAATATACATTTGTAGAAGCCGATGAACTCGAAAGTCTTGCAGGAATGGCACAATGTACTCAAGGCGGAATCTGTGCAAACTCAACCTTCTCTTGGTGGGGAGCTTACTTGAACCCAAATCGAACCATTGTGATGCCTAGTCGATTTTTTAATGACCCAAACATTCACATTAATGGATACTACTTTCCAGGCACTATCCGTTGTCCCGTTTAGATAGTCATTCATACAAAGGATAAATGGATATCTACGAGTTTATCCGGAACTTGAACGTTAAGACCTTTATTGAGATTGGCATGCACTTTGGCGAAGATACTGAGAAATTTCGTGCAATGCACCCAGATGCTCGCATCATCGGGTTTGAGCCTGATCCTCGTAATATCAAAATGATTACAGATGCCAAAATTGACAAGCTCTGTGAATTCTACCCAATTGCGTTGTCAAACAAGAACGAAGAACGTGAGTTTTACATGTCCTCTGGGAAGTGTCCGGCATATATTGATGAGAAACATAGTATAAATGATTGGTCTTCTTCATCGTCTCTCAAGCGACCTACAGGTCATTTAACTGCACATAGATGGGTTACCTTTCCAAACAAGTCAATTGTAAAGTGTATGCGGTTGGACGATGTAATTCAGGATACTATTATCGATTTTATATGGGTCGATGTTCAAGGTGCAGAGGATATCGTGTTTACAGGCGCAACGAATACACTATCACGTACTCGATATGTCTATACGGAATACGCAACGGATTTATATGAAGGTCAATTAAACCGCGAACAACTCCTTGCGTTATTTGGAAGCGATTGGTCGGTGGTTCATGACTTCGGAGGTGACATCCTTCTCAAAAATCAACGTTTATTTTGATTCACATACTCAGTCTTGATAGTATCGTTCGACTTAGATATTTAACAACTAATATACACTATAAATGATGGATTTGATACAGCATGTTGATGATGCCTACCACAAGGCCGAACGAGGCCAATCAAAGATTACACAAGAGATTGTGAAGTTGCCAGGTATGTCTGGTACATATACGAGGCATTTCTACAACAACCTATGTGCAATGCCGAATACTCGATATTTAGAGATAGGTTCATGGAAAGGAAGTTCGACAGCTGCTGCAATGTGTCACAATACTATGGATACATGCATTGCGATTGACAATTGGTCGGAGTTTGGTGGCCCAAAACAAGAGTTCACAGAAGTGTTTAACCGATTCAAGGGTTCAAACAATGCATCGTTTATTGAATCCGATTGTTGGAATACTGAATTGATTGAAAGTCTGAAGCAACACAAATTCAATATATACATGTATGACGGTTATCACAGTGAGGATGCACAATACAACGCATTGATGAAGTATTTGCCATGTTTAGACGACACCTTTATCTGGGTAGTCGACGATTGGAATGCACCTGAAGTTCGAAACGGTACAGAGCGTGCTATTCGCGATAGTGGAATTCATGTGTTATGGAAGCAAGAAACTCGTCTTACATGGAATGACTCACATACCGAGATGAACCTTGCAAAAACAACATGGTGGAACGGAATTGGAGTATTTGTTATGCAAAAGTAAATTTCACAACTGTTATTGGGTTTCCAAACACAGTGGTGGGTTTCCCCTTGTTACTTATTTAATTTATACTACGTTTAGTTGGAGTATGCAAGACCGCCCATACCTGACATAACTCGGAGAACGTTGTAGTTAACTGCATAGACGCGGACTTGAGCAGTTCGGCCAGAGCGGACTGTGTTGACTGAAACAGTGAGTTGAAGAGTTGCCTTGTCGATACGTGAGAAGTTGCATGTACCGGATGGCTGGTGTTCCTCTGGCTTGAGTGCGAAGGAATACACGTTGATACCGACCTGTGGAGTTCGGCTGTGGTGTTGGTATGGTTGAACACGGTCGAAGTATCGTCCCTCGCGCTCTGTGAATCGGTCTTGGCCGTTGAGCTGGAGCTTGGCGACCTCGACTGGGTTCTTGCCTGAGCATCGAACACCTGAATCGAGGATAACCTTGGCGAGGAGGTAGTTGGTGGTGTCTGCGAAGACTTCGTCGCCCAAGTTGGAGTCGCTGTCCAACCAAGAGGCACCGTTGAGGGAAGGACCGGCAGCAATACCAATACCTGGGAGGTAAGGACCAGAAGGACCATCGTTTGCAGTGGTAGGAACCACAATGGTAGTTGCACCGCCACCGAGGGAACCACGGGCGAGGACATCCATGACGATACCCTCAGTGGTAAAGTCATCTGTGTAGTTGAATGGCTGGCAACCATTGACCTCCTGGATGAAGTTCTGGTTGGGTGTGCAGTCAACGAAGGAATCTCGTTGGACAACCCAGATGAGCTCCTTCACTGGGTGGTTGAAGTTGAGCTGTATCTTGTTGGAGGAGGATGTGATGGACTCGGCACCAGTGAACTGGAGTTGCTCAATCAAATACTCGTGGGTCTGTTGGGCGAATCGTCGTCGCTCTTCAGTGTCCAAATACACGTAGTCAATGTAGAGGGAGGCAGCTGTGAGTGATTGAATGGATGTAGCTGGAGCATTATTGTTGATTTGCTCATAGTAGCAGCAGTTAATCCATTGTTCGAACTCAACATTGATACGGACCTCGTGGTACTGGAGGGCAATCAATGGAATAGCAAGACCTGGGTTTCTGCAGAACCAGAACTGGAGAGGAATGTAAAGGGTCTTGGCAGGTGTTCCGGCACGGGGAGCGCAGGAGTTGGTGAGCTCGG